CCAATGTCACCAATTGCCTGCACACCCTCACGATTTAGGATATACTTCTCACAAAGAGAATATGCAATTGCAACAGTGTCGATAACTACTGTCTCGTAAGCTTCCTTAACTTCTGGCTTCTTTAGCTGGCGGCAAACCTGCTTAAAATCTGCCCAAGAAGTAATATCAACTGGACGAACACCAACTAGACCATTATAGCCCTTCTCGAATGCTACAAGAAGTGGCTTTGGCCACATCGCGGACATACTGGTCTTGCCACTCTTAGCCTGACCATATAGCATAATAAAACGACCGCGTAGATCCTTACAAAGCTGTGTGGGCTGAATATTTAATAGATCAATAACTGCCATTTTCTTTCTCCTTTAAGGTCAATGAAAGGGAGAGTGATAATCACTCTTCCCAATCATAAGTTGGTGCAGCGGAAGAAGTTGCAGCAGCTGGAGCCGCCTTACCGGTCTTTGCCTTTGCACGAGCCTCAATCTTCTTCTGTTCCTTTAGAGTATTACGATCGGCCATCGCAACACGAATATCCTCTGGATTGTAGGAATTCTCTTCCTCATTTGGGCCATCCTCATGACCAATACCAGGACCAGTGATAATTAGCTCACGCTTCTTACGAGTAGTGGTCTGTGGAATAGACTCACCCCAAGTGTTCTCAGACTGACGAGTGATGGTTTCAGAAGTGAAACGAATACGACCAACGAAGTGGGCGGTATCATTCTGATTGTAATTACGCTCGATGAAGTCAATTGCAGTTGGATTCTCAACAAAGAAATCAAGGCAATCAACCTTGCCACCATACTTAACAAGACCACCACGAATCTTTAGACGACCAGTCTCTTCACCCTCTGCAGTGACTTCACGATCAAGACCAAAGATGAAAATCTCGGCATCAAAGGTAGCACAGTCACCGGAATTACCGGAAGCCTGACCACGAGCTTCATTTAGGAAAGAAGCGTTAATATTCCAGCTAGAGATAACAGTCTCTGGATTACGAGAATCGGCAAACATGTTCTCACTTAGAGCACCATTACCACGACGACCATTGATGTTTACCTTAGTCGCATTCTCAATGCCATGACGCTCCGCAGTCTTATACTCAGTAGAGTAACCACCTAGAGTATCATAAACTGGATTGTTGGTACCATCCTTCTTATGACGCATGGCAATGAAGCTTACGGGAATTTCACTAATCTCTTCCTTGCCATTGTAATACTGATTTACACGAATAGTGGCATTAGCACCACGATATGGCTTTGCACCCTTAGCCGTGCTGGTTTTACCATCACGAAGTTCAAAGCCAAGTAGAGAACCGTTAATTACTACGCTGTTCTGGGCTGGGGTATCAATTGATCTAAACATAATTATTTTCCTCCAAATTGTGTTGTGTATTATTATTGTTTTTCTTATTACAGTACAGAATTTAATCTTGCTCGTTCAGCCTTTTGTCTAGCACGCTCTTCTTTTCGAGCTGCCGCCGCCTCAAGTTGTAAACGCTTCTTACGACGCTCTTCTTCATCTGGATCATATTCAATTCCAGATTCAGTAATCTGAACAAAACGCATTTCCATATCTTTCTGACCCTTATACTTAGCCTTAGTTACTTCAATACGTTCCGCAGCATAACCTTTCTTCAGAAGCCAATTTACAGAACCATTTACAGCCGACATCGTAGTATCTACCGCTTCAACAAGTTCGTGTTTTGTAAATTCTTTACTATGATGTTTCTTTAGAAATTCAAATACTTTTCTACTAGTTTCTGTCATATAATAACCTCAAATTCTCATTTGATATAATCATTATATACTAAAATTTTATTTTTGTCAATTATCCATTAACGGTCTCTGGAATTTCAAGATTGCGATTAAGAATACTCTTAGCATGGGTTAATAAATTTCTACGCTCATTAAGAGCTTCTAGTCCATAGGGAAGAGTAGAATCACCATTAGCAATCATAGTCTTAATCATTTCATCAGTAAGCTCTTCATTAAAATAAATCTTTAAAGCTCGAAAGGCATGTTCTGCATGTAGAATTTCTCGCTTTAGGAACTCTTCTGTTAGCATATATTATTCCTCCGTTTAATTAAAATATTCATCTACAAGAGTCTTATAGTCCTCTTCTTTACCAACTTCATAAAGCTTAGGAATTAGATTATCATCATATTCCTTGACAACCGCGGTCCAGGTATCAATATTCTTTTTCATAATATTACGACTTACAACCGCACCCGCATATAGTTTTACATATTCACTCTTATCAAGTTCCTCATTATTAATGAGCTTATCCTCAATAGAGTTAAAACTATCACGCATAGCAAGCATACTTTCAATCTCTTTAGAGTGATCCTTTTCCTTATCCTGTTTAAGAGTATCAATTACCTTTTCAGCATTGATTGCTCCATTACAAGCAACCATTTGAAACAACTCTCGATATCCTTTATTCATATTTACTCCTTGAACAATTTACTACCCATCGCGGCTTTACCTGTTACAGAAACCGCAGAAAGAACTGTTCCTTTACCATTATAACTAATACTGTCATTGTCAGAAGTAAATACTCCACAAGCAACTACAGTATCGCCTTCCTTTAGTTTAAGCATCTTACTACCTTGGCGGCCGGAATAGTTATATTCTTCAACATTACTTTTCTTAACCATACCATTCTTAGTAATAAAAGCCCAATACTTATTGATTTTAATCTCTTCTAAATCACCAACATAGACAATAGGTGTACTATCTTTAATTAGTGTAGAGATTTTTGCATTTCCGGCTTCAATAATATTGCTAACCGGAATCTTATAAAACTTACCTTCATTAGTTACAAAAGCAACCGTACTAAGATTGGTAGTTTTAATAGAATCCTTAACTCCACGCTTAACTACTTTAATAGAAGTATTATTTGTTACGCTAAGAATTACTTCTTCTTCCTCAATTTCCTCTACTTGTTCAGAAAGATTCATCAACTGAGTCCGACGAGCATCTCCAAATTTAGTTGCTACCTCATGAAGAGCTTCAATTAGAAGTTTATTAATTTCAGCCTGACTACCGAGGATATTACCAAGACGATCAATTTCCGCGGCGTTATCATTATACTCTGTATTAATTTTAATAGCTTCAAGATTAGCAAGACGCTGAAGCTTCATATCCAGAATTGCCTTAGCCTGCTCTTCATCAAGACCATAAGTCGTCATAAGAGTCTCTTTAGCTACTGCTGCGTTTTCACTATGACGAATCAGATGAACAACATCATCAATATTGGCAAGAGCAATTTTTAGACCATCAAGAATATGATTACGGCGAATAAGAGCATCCATATCGAATTGCAATTCACGACGCTTACATTCATTCATATGATCAATATAAGCAAGACATGCTTCTCGCCAACCAAATACGCGAGGATAACGACCTTGATCAAGGAAAATCTGATTGATAGAGAAAGAACTTTCCAAAGAAGTATCTGCATAAAGCTTTCGCATAATTACAGCAGGATTGACATCCTTTGTAAGATAAATACGAATATCCGCTGTTTTCTTTGTATGGTCAATGACTTTAGCAATACCATAATTTTCATCATTTTCTGTAAGCTCTGCAAGCTGACTAATTACAGTATTGGTATATACACCAAAAGGAAGCTCAGTTGCTTTAATACAGTGCTCCTTCTTCATATATTCAAGCTTTGCTCGAATACGACAAGCTTTACCAGTACCATTCTTGATACTTTCACGAGTTTCTTGAGCATTTACAATTGTACCACCAGTTGCAAAATCTGGAGCACAATAAATTTTATTAAAATCCTCTTCCGGATTTAAAATAAGTTTTTCAAGTGCGGCATTAACCTCTCGAAGATTATACTGCGGAGAACTGGTAGAGAAACTAACCGCGATACCTTGACAACCATTAATCAGCGGCCAAAAACCAATTGGACAAAGTACGCTGGGGATTTTCTCGGTATCATCATAGTTATTATACCATTCTTTAACCGCGTTCTTCTTCAAACCAGCAAACAGATAATCTGCCAATTCGCTACTACGCATTTCAACATATCGAGCCGCGGAATGATCATCTGGTGCCGCCGGAGAACCATAAGCACCTTGAGCCTCTTCAAGAGGATAACGGAAAGCCCAAGGCTTTGCCGCACGAATAAAGGTATCATACATAGCCGCGTCGCCATGAACATAACAAAGACTCATTGCGGCAGCAACAGATTTCTGAGCCTTTTGAAATTTATTTTTATGAGTAAGCTTGCTATGATACTGAGAATACAGACCCTGTCGCAGACCAATCTTTAGACCATCTCGAACATCCGGAACAGAACGTTCCTGAGCAACAGAAGCACCATATTCAAGAAAGGCTTGTTCAATAGCTTGCTGGAAATCAATATTATAAATCACAGATTCTTACTCCTTTCTTTCATTATTTATATTATACCTTAAATTTTAGAAAATGTCAATTATACAACACGGAATTTTGTAGTTTCAAGTCTTAAATCTTCAATAGTTAAAGAAGATAATTTTGTATAAGGAATACGAATCAATGGAATACCATTCTTTTTGCACCATTCATTTTTATACCAATCCCGCCATTGCTGACGTTTCAAAAAATCTTCTCCACCATATTTAGTATTTGATTTAAAATGTTGTTCACCATCATATTCAATTAAATATTTATTTTCAACATAAAAATCAAATCTAAATGGTTTGTTACTGTTTGGATAACAAGCTTCAAAATCTTTTTCACATTCAAAGGGAATTTTTGCAAATGTTAATAACTTATATATTTCTTTTTCCGCTTTTGAACTTAAAAAAACTCCTTGAGAGATTCGTGTTTGATAACGTTTAGCTTTACTATTTGCGATTAATTCATGATGTCTTTGTGTCTTTTTTATAGCTTCAATCTTTGCTATTTCCTAGGCATATTTACCTTCTCTACGACACTTTCCACAACTTGGAAAAGCTTTCGTTAATAACTCTTCTTCTTTCGCATAAACATTCTATTTTCCACAATCACATGCACAAACCCAAAAAACATCTTTTTTATATTTTAAAGTTAAAGCACCATATTTTTCTCCATGCTACATAATTAATATAAATATTTTTTCTCCTTTTTATAATAAAAATGAGATCCATATTTCCTACCAACTACGATAGGCTCGCCAGGAAGAGGCGGAGTAGTTAAAATTAAAGCTGGCATAAGAACTCCACCAATTTCCTGTTGTTCCCATTTATAAGAATATTCTTGTTCTTCAAGAATTTCTCTATCAGTTATATAGTGTTCCGAAATCGACATTTTCAAACAAGAACTCCCTACGCTCTTTTACTCGTCCCGCACCCATGAGAATATTTAGAGATTCCATAGCGGAATCGAAATCGCTAATCTTCAAAACTTCAAGATGACGATTCTCCTTACTCATCATGGAGAGTTCCATATCTTCTGCAGTCATCTCACCAAGACCCTTGTTACGACCTTGTTCCCAAGTAGGATATTTCTGACGAAGTTCAGCTAGTTCCTTATCGTTATAAGCAAACACTCGCTGATTACCCTTGGTAAGACGATAAAGTGGAGCCTGAAGCCAACAGAGACGACCTTCTTCAATAAACTGCGGCATAAGAACAGAGAACATTGTTGCGATTAGACACATAATATTCTTACCGTCTACGTCTGCGTCAACTGCGATAGCAACTTTACCATAGTTAAGTTTCTTAGGATTATACTTTTCCTGAATGCCACAACCAAGAGCACAAATGATATCACTGATTTCCTGATTTTCAAGACATTCTTCAAGCGGGTGCTTTAGCAGATTCTTCACTTTACCACGAACTGCATAAAGTGCTTCAGTATTAACATCACGAGCTGGCATTAGACCAGCAAGAGCGGAATTACCCTCACAAATAATGAGAAGACTATCTTCTCCATGCTTTTCACAATCCTTGAACTTATCAGGCATCTGAACCTTACGACGCTTAGCCGCGGCTTCCTTACGTTCCTGACCAAGAATTGCATTTCTTGCACGCTCAGCCGCTTCGTCTGCTTTCTCAATCTTACGAAGAAGCGCAACTACAGTATTGAACTCATCATTATAATCACTATACATCTGCTTGATTGCAGCGGTAAAAGCGTTAGAAGTCAGAGTACGAAGAGAAGCATTGTTAATCTTACTCTTAGTCTGGTTTGCGAAAGAAGGATTAGCTACCTTGCAATTCATTACAAAGAACAAGCCTTCTCGAATCTTATCACCATCAAATTTAGCATTAGCAAGACCATTGAGAACCTTGGTAATAGAAGTTCTCGCACCAGTAATAGGTGTGCCGCCTTCCGGGCAAAGCAAACCATTTACAAATACATAAGAACGTTCCTTTCCGGCACCCCACTGAAAAGCAATTTCAACGCTATCCTCTTCATTAGAAGCAGAAGCAGTAATGATGTGCTTATGAAGCGGTTTATAAGCATTATCTTTAATAAAATCGGTAATACCATTCTTAGCACAGAATTCAACACGATCTTCTGTGCCATCCATTAGCTTACCAGTTACCACAAAGGTAATTCCACTATAAAGATAAGAAATGGCTTTAATATCTTCACAAATTCTCTCATAAGAGAAACCAATCTCACCATTACAGAATACTTCTGGGTCTGGAATAAAAAGAACTTCGGTACCATTCGGTTCAGTGGTTGGTACTTCCGTGTAAAAAGATAGTTCACCTTTTACAAAAGAAGCAGACGCCATAATACCATTACGATAAGACTTTACCTGAAACTGTTTAGAAGAAAGACAAACACAAGAACCACCAATACCATTAAGACCAGAGGCGTTCTTGTAACTATCATTGCTAAATTTACCACCAGTGTGGCTTTTTGTATAAATAGACACGAGAACATTCTCGCCATCTTCACGAATACCAAATGGAACTCCGCGGCCAAAGTCACGAACAATAATTGAATTAGAAGATTCACCTACTTCAATTTCAATCTTCTTACCATAGCCAGCAAGAGCTTCGTCTGTACTATTATTGATAATTTCCTTTAGAGCCTGATATGTGCCTTCAATATCATCAGAACCGAGATACATCTGGATTCTCTTTCGCACACCTTCTCGGAAGGAAAGGCTTTCAATTGAATTAATATCGTAAGCCATGTTAGACTCCTTTTCTTATTTCTTTCTTATATTATACAATAAAATTTTTATATTGTCAAATTATTAAATCAACCACATACCATTATGAATACTTATCACTTTTGCTCCACAGTAAGGACAGAATTCCATATAATCCATCATACGAGCATAAGTAGGAATAAATTCTTTACATATTGTACATTGGGCATAGTGCATATCTGGATCTCGTTCATAATCAGTAATAAATTCTGTTGTTCGGCTATAAATATCTTCTTCCTTATGAATAGGGAAGAAGTCAATAACTTTCTTTACACGTTCCGCAGGATAAAGTTGTACACCATTAAATTCGGTAACTGGTAATTGATTGATAGCATTTTTTAAACTATCTTTTTCAATATATTTCATAATTATTCCTCTGATACAAATAGGCTGTAATTTTTGCAATTTTTTTCACAATCACAATTGCGTTCACAACCATATACATAATATGCACGAGCACAATAATTACATGGATCAAGATTTCCAAGTTTAATTACATATGCCTTTTTCTGATTTGAATCGGGCTGGTGAGAAAGCTCACATACTGCCGCGGCAGTTGCATTTGAATAAGTTTTTCCACAAGTATCGCACATATAAATAGTAGTCATCATATCACCCCTTATAATAATATTATACTACAAAAATTATAAAGAGTCAAAAAGTGAGTGGATTAACCACCTCACTTAATTAAATCGCACATCTGAGCAACAGCAGAACGTTCTGGTTTGATTAATTCAATTGTACCAAATTTGGGATGACCTTTTAAACTATTGACTAAAGTAGCAATTCCACTATTTTTCTTAAAGATATCTAGGTCCGCTTGTGCTTCATCACCTAGAATCCAAAGTTCACTTCCTTCACCAACACGACCAACAATAAGTTTTATAATATTGCTTGTAAGGTTTTCACCTTCATCTACAAATATAATACTATTATTAAAACTGCGGCCGCGTAAGAATCCAACATGTATTGGTTCAATAATACCTTGATCAACATAATTTTCTAGTGCTTCAAGACCACCAAGATGATCGGCAAGTGGCATCATATAAGGAAGTAGCTTATCATATTCGTCACCGGGTAAGGCACCAAGTGCTTTGGAGCCAGCAACCTCAATATTATTACGAATATAAACAAGTTTATCAAATTTATGGAATTGAATTAAATGCATAGCATGAGCTAAAGCAAGATAAGTCTTTCCGGTACCATAGTTACCACGACAAAGCTTAATAGGAATTTTACGATTTTGAAGCAGATCAAAATACATTTTTTGCTGAATATTACGAGGTTGAATCTTACCAAAATATTCAGAATTAATGTCTTTATAATTTAAAGAACTATATTCTGTTCCGTCCCATTTAATTAAATCACAAACTTCTCCATCAGCATCATGCAATTCTACATACTCATTTATCTCAGCATTTAGACTATTGTCCTCAGGATTGCTGTAAATATGATCAAGAGTAGTATCACAAGCGTGAACTACACGGTATCCTGACCAAAGATTCTCTTTATACTTTTCTTCTTCAAAATATTCTACTTGTATTTCTGGGAATCTATCTTTTACTATTAAATATTGACAAGCATCTTGAGTAATAAATACTACTTTATATTTCTTTGTAAGTAAGAGAGCTTCACATATTAACAAACTATCATTCTTACGTTCAAGAAAACGATGCTTTTTCATTATACGTTCCAAATCTTCTTGCGAAAAAATTTCGTGTTTGAAAGTATTTGTCCGCATTAATTTTCTTACTAATGACCGGGCCGCATACTTTACACTATCATCTTTAACGCTACTCGTTTTAATATGTTCGAGTTCGTCGAAAACAATCGAACTAATATAAGTATTCTCCTAGATGGGAGCACCACCAAGGAGAGCACTAGTATCATAGAAAAAGATTAATTCCTTATTCTTTTCCATTTTCATATATATCATCCTCACCAATAATAATATCAATTAGACCTTTTTCTTTCATTTCTTTTGCGGTCAAATACCATTGATGACGTTCATGTTCTTTATATTCTTCTGCAGTAATATTTGTATTTGCTACAACATAATCACGAATTGAATGATCGACCCTACGATTAAATTCAATACGATCTTCAACTGATAAAGATTCACCATCAACAGCCGTATAACCACTATGGAATAAAGCAAAGGTAAATGGATAACAATATTTGGTGACATTTGGGTTTTTGTTGCCAGAAGAAAGAATAATTGTTCCCATTGAACAGGCATAACCCATTACATAAATTTCAAGAGGTTTTTTGTAATTGTCGATAATATTACAAAGAATTAAACCATCACTAACTGATCCGCCCGGTGTAGAAAGAATAAGTTTTACTGGCTCAAAATTATCATCATTTTCAAATTCTTTAAGCGGTAAAATAACCATTTCTACAATATTGGTATCTACATCAGTATTAAAAACCACTGTTCTATGATTAAAATAATGATTAAAATATTGATATGTTACCGGATCTAAGTTAGAATTTTGTTCAACTAAGGTTAAAAATCCATCAGGCATATATAAAATCCTCCTGGGTTTATTGAGAATAATTTTCTCTAATTATAAGTAAGTTTAAAAGATGCTCCAATCGGAAG